CGTTTCCGTTTCATCACTTCACCAGATTTACCTGCTCAATTGAGCGCTGGTGCGGCTATCGGTTCAACTGGTTGCCAATCAACTTTAGGTACAAGCATTGACGTATATCCTTATTTCGTATTTGCTCAAGATGCGTTCTCGCAAATTGCATTACGCGGTAAAGAATCAATGTCACCTACTTTCATTCCAGCGGGTGAAAAAACTAAATCTGATCCACACGGTCAACGTGGTTATGCCGGTTCAATCTGGTGGAAAGGTGTGATGATTGAAAACAACCAATGGATGGCTTTAGGCTATACCGGCGTTAAATCACTTTAATTAATATCTGCGCCAAGTTAACTCTTGGCGCACTCCTCAGAGGATTTTGAAATGGCTGAAAATACAACTTATGTAGTGACCAGTAAAACAAACGATGAAGATTTCCAATTGGATACTTTCATTCGTTTATCATTTGACGCAACAACTATTGTTGCAGCGGATTATGTTGAATTAGATATTGGCTGTAAGCCACGTTACGTTTGTGTAGAAAACTTTACTGACCTTTCTAAATTTGAATGGTATGAAGGTGTAACCGCTACTGTATCTGCGGGTTCATTTGTTGCAAGTACAGTTTATACAATTGCGACTATTGGCTCAACTGATTATGTTGCAATTGGCGCACCGTCTAATACTGTTGGTGTAACATTTACGGCAACAGGTGTGGGCGCAGGTAGCGGCACAGCGGTAACTAATGATAACGTATGTATCAAAACCGTTGCTGCGGGTACTCGTACCTTAGTCACTGCTAACTCAATTTTAGTTCGTGATCGCACAGTTCAATTATCACAAAATGCAACCACTGCGATGATTTTGGCAAGTAAAAACTTGTCGGTTCGCGTATCGGGTTAAGTGTTACCGGCAGTGTGTCTTTTAGGCACACTGCTATTTTTTAGTTTATTGGAGTTTAATCATGGCAATTCAAAAAGAATTACATACAGAAGAAGTACGCGGCAGAGCAAAACCTACCATTAATTTGGAAGATAGTCTTGTTGATATTCGTGACAATGAAGAAATTATTGTTGAAACAAGTGGTATCGATTTAGATTATCTTGATGAGCTTCAGTTCATGGAAGAAAAAGTTACTATTCGTATTGAGCCTTCGGCAGATAGATATGCGCCTCGTTTTGTTGACGTAGCTGTTAATGGTCGTATTGAATGGCTTGAAGTGGGAAAACCTATTGGTGTTGCTCGTAAATATATCGAAGTTTTGGCAAGAGCAAAATCAGATACTTTCATTACTATTGCGCCTAATACTAATGATGAAAATCCTGTGAATTTGATTTCTCGTAACACATCGCAAAAATATCCATTCAGTGTGATTAAAGACCCTAATCCCCGTGGATATCAATGGTTGACGACTGTATTGTCACAATAATTTATTAACCGTACTGGAATTAAACCATGACATTTCTTGAACTCGCTAATCGCCTTTTATCTGAAGCAGATATTTCTGGTGCGGGACTCATCACAACGGCAAATCAACAGGGGGAATATAAACAAGCTGTTGATTACATCAATACTGCGTATGCAGATATTCAATTACAACACGCCAATTGGGATTTCCTACGGGGAGATATGTCATTTAATACCATTATTGGTGTAAATAATTATTCTGAAACGGGTATCAGTTTGCTAGATTTAAGCGAATGGTCGCCCGAAACTATGCGTATCTATTTAACAGCGAATGGTATTGTCAGTGAACAATATCTAATTCCTGTTGAATGGGATGAGTTTAGAGATTTATTTATGTTTGGGAATGCGCGTATTCAAACCGGATTCCCAACACACTTTACAATAAAGCCTGCGGATAATTCACTTACGTTTTATCCTATACCAGACAATGTTTATACGGTAGAAGGTGAGTATTATAAAAACCCTTCTATCTTAGTAAACGATACCGATACTCCTATATTCCAATCACGTTTTCACATGATCGTGGTTTGGCGAGCATTGATGTATTTTGCAACACAACTTAATGCTCAAGAGCTTTACGCCATCGGTAACATTGAATATCGTAAATTACTTTTTAAACTTGAACAGTTTAATTGTCCTGTCCCTACTGCTTCGGAAGAACTCGCATGAGAATGAATGCGTTACCGGATGTTAAAACCCTTACGCAATACTCGCGTTTTGCCGGTGGTCTTGATTTGGTATCGCCACCTCTTACTATTGATGCAGGTAAATGTATTTCGATCAATAATTATGAGTGTAATTCGCTCGGCGGTTATCGTCGTATTGATGGTTATGAACGTTTTGATGGTAGACCTTCTCCTAGCGCTCAAAGTTACTACTACTGCCCTTGCACGTTTGTAGCGGCAGTCACAGTAGGTCAAACTATTACTGGGGCAACAAGCGCGGCTACAGGCAAAGTATTACAGGTTGAATCCACTTATCTCATTATCGATAGAGTGACGGGAACATTTGTTCTTGAGAACTTTAAAGTCGGTGGTGTTGTAAAAGGCGCTTTAACTATCCTGCCTTCCAAAGACGGACATCCTACAGGTATTGGTCATGCCACTGCACTTGGCTTAGTAGCGGATGATTATCGTGCTGATATTACTGCTGTAACTGGTAGTGGGGTGCTTCGCGGCGTCTGTATGTACAAAGGCGTTGCTTATGCTTTTCGAGATAATGCGGCAGGAACAGCAGTCGATATTTGGAAGTCTACCTCCACCGGATGGCAACAAATTACTTTATTCAAATCGCTACCTTTTAAAAGTTGCATATTAGATGTTCTTGATGGCGTTGTTATTAATCAAAAGAATTCTGGTGCAACGGCAACTGTTAAGCGCCAAGTAATTGAAACATCGCAAAGTTTAGATGATTTGGATGCCACCAGTGATTCTACAATTACAATGACATTAGGCTCACATACTTTTACTACGCAAACCGGAAAAGCCTACGTTGCAGGTCAAGCAATTTTAATTACTGCAATTGCTTCGCCAACTAACTACTTGAACGGTACAATCACTTCTTATAGCACTAATCAAATTGTTATTAATATTACTGCTAAAACAGGCTCTGGCACATATAGCCAATGGGCGCTTCATTCCGATCCAATTAATTTGAGAAGCGATACCGGACGATTTATTGTTACAAACGTAACAGGCACATGGACAAATAATGCCGCTGATACTATTCGAGTAGGTATTATTGATATCGCTGTTGTAGATAGTCCTACTGTAAACCCTGTTACTCAAATTACTATTTTGCAAGGCGGTAATTATCAATTTGTTCAACATAACTTTTCAGCCGCGTCTGATGGTAAAAAACTATATGGTGCAGATTCATTAAATCGTGCCTTTGAGTTTGACGGGGATGTTTACATTCCTATTAGAACTCAAGTCACTATTGACGCTCCAACCACTATTGCAGCGGTAAACGGACAACTTGTATTATCTTATTTTGGAACAGCTTTGTTTTCAGCAGTAGGTAATCCTCATGACTTTAGAACAACAAGTTTAGGCTTTCAAGATGTTCAAGAATTCGGGGATACTATTACAGGAATGAGTCCAATTGTCGGCGGGGTTCTTGCTGTTGCGTGTCGAGATAGTTTTTGGCAAGTATCTATTGATAATCAGAGTAATTTATATAAAGCAGATTTGATTTCCCCAGATATTGGCGCAATTCATTATGGCTTAATGAATCTTGGTTCACTTTATTCATTTGATGACAAGGGAATTATTCGTATTGTACCGTCTTATGTATTCGGTGGATTTGAACATGATACCGTTAGCCGAACTATCCAACCTGTAATTGATCGTTTCCGAGAAAAAATTGTTGCTACTGCTATTTATAAAAGCAAAAATCAAGTAAGGTTTTATGCAAATGATGGTACAGGTATTATCATGACAATGAGCGCAGGCACCAGTCAAACAGGCGCGGCAACTACCGGTCATGATTTTTCAGAATTAACTTATCCAATTAATGTGAGTTATGCGTGGAACGGTGAGGACGCCAGTGGTCGAGATATTGTTTTACTTGGTGACGAAGATGGGTACGTTTATGTGGCTAATACCGGATCATCTTTTGATGGCGAACCTATTCAAGCCTATATCAGAACAGCGTTTAATAATGTAAAATCACCCTCAGCAATTAAACGATTTAGAAAACTTGAAGTTGAACTTTCAACCGTAGGTTACTCATATATTCGTTTTAATCCAGAATTTTCTTATGCTGATCCAAGTATCGCCACCCATTTTCTTAAATATGAAGAACTACAAGGTGCTGGCGGTTACTGGGATGAAGCTATTTGGAATGAATTTTATTACGATGGGAAGATAGTTTCCCAACCAGAAATACGCATACAAGGAAGTGGAACAAATATTGGTTTAGTCGTTTTTTCTAATACGGCTATTGATTTAGGACATAATTTATCGGGTGTTGTGCTTCATTACACACCTAGAAAACTAAATAGATAACAGGATAATAAAATGGCAACTAGGGCGGAAACTAAGAAAAATTATATAGACTTTGCAAGAACCCAATTGCAAAATGTACCATCTACTCAAGAGATTGCGGCATCTTATGGTATAGGATTAGATGGGGCATTAGCAATACAAAAGGCAATGCAAGCTCAACAAGACGGCTATATCGCAGCAATAGCGCAATATGATAACGAAACACAAGCTCCGGTAAACACTCTTTCAAATCCACCTGTAACTGCACTTTCAACCGCATCAGCAACTGAGCTTTCAAATACACCTGTAACAACCACACCTGTAACTACACCTGTAACTGCACCTGCGCCTACAACAGTCACACCTGTAACTGCACTTTCAACCGCATCAGCAACTGAGCTTTCAAATACACCTGTAACAACCACACCTGTAACTACACCTGTAACTGCACCTGCGCCTACAACAGTCACACCTGTAACTGTAACTGCACCTGCGCCTACAACAGCTACGCCTAATTTAGGAGTAACTTCACCACAAGGTATCACTACTCAGCAATTAAATTCAGCATTACAGGCTCAACAAGCAGCTAGTTCTAAAGCGTATAATGACGCATTACAAGCCAATCAAACTGCTTTAACCACTCAAAATGCTAATTTTTTAAAAAACTGGGATACCAATGTAAGTTCATTAAAATCCGATATTCTTAGTGGGGTGGATGCTAAGAACAAAGAGTTTGGGACACAGGCAACGCAAGGGTTTATGGACGCATTTAAAAATTTCCAAATCCCCACTAACCAGCAAAACGGTGTTAATATGGGTAATTATAATGACAATAGAAATGCCGCTGCTGACCAATGGTGGTCGCAATATGTTACTGGACGGAGATAAATAAATGGCAACGATGACGGCTTATGTTGATTACGCTAAATTAAAATCCTATGCTAATGTACCTGCTCCGGATCCATCTTCATTTAAATGGACTCGAAATGGTAATCCTGTGGATGCAGCCACTGCTACCACTGCATACAATGCTGCAAAAAAACAATATGATAAATGGAGCTTAGACCCTGTTGCAGTAGCTTCTCGAACAAAACAGTATTCAGACAAATACGCATCGGTTGTAACACCTGATGGGAAACCTATTTTTGATTCAACATTTTATAATGGTCTTGCAACAGGCACTATCCCTCAAACTGTTGCGGATACGCAAGTAAAAAATTGGGCAACAGATTTATTAGCAAAAGACCCTAATATTAATTGGAATTTATCTGGAGGCGCAAATGAGCAAAACAAAACTTTTGTTGCCGAAAGAAATAAATTATTAGCTGATTTGCCATCCAATCGGAATTATGTTAATTATAATAAATCGAAAATTGAGGCGGATAAAGTTAATGCTAAAGCCATGTTAGACGCAGATATTGCAACTAGTGCTGCTGAAGTTAAACAAAAAGAAGCAGATGACTTAGCTTATAAAAATAAATGGGATGCGATATATGGCAATATTGATACAGCTAAAGCTGAAAAAATTGCCAATATTAATACCGCTCCAACTGGCGCATTACCAACTGGCGATGTAAAAGCATTATCAACTGCTCCAACTGGTGCATTATCAACCGCTCCAACTGGTGCATTGGCAACTGCTCCAACTGGTGCATTGGCAACTGCTCCAACTGGAATGTTAAATTCAACTATCCCCTCTAAATGGGATGCGATATATGCCGGTATTAGTAGTGATGCAACTGCTGAACTAACTAAGATTAATACACCTTCTATTGGTGCATTATCAACAGGTGATGTAAAAGCATTATCAACTGCTCCGACTGGTGCATTATCAACTGCTCCAACTGGTGCATTATCAACTGCTCCAACTGGTGCATTATCAACCGCTCCAACCGGTGCATTATCAACTACTCCGACTGGTGCATTATCAACTACTCCGACTGGTGCATTATCAACTGCTCCGACTGGTGCATTATCAACAGGAGCTGTAAAAGCATTATCAACTGCTCCGACTGGTGCATTATCAACAGGAGCTGTAAAAGCATTATCAACTGCTCCAACTGGAATGTTAAATTCAACTATCCCCAATAAATGGGATGCGATATATAGCGGTATTGGTAGTGATGCAACTGCTGAACTAACTAAGATTACTACACCTTCTATTGGTGCATTATCAACTGCTCCAACTGGTGCATTATCAACTGCTCCGACTGGTGCATTATCAACTGCTCCGACTGGTGTATTATCAACTGCTCCGACTGGTGCATTATCAACTGCTCCAACTGGTGCATTGGCAACAGGCGCTGTAAAAGCAATACCAACTACCCCGACTGCGTCAATTGGCGCCTTAACATCTGATACATTAAAAGCATTAACTGATTCAACAGCAGGCACTAAATTAACAGCAACAGATGTTGGAATAACTTTAGACGAAAACGGTAAGCCTAAAGTTCAAACTGCCGATATCTCGTCGGATATGATAGAATCAGCGGTTGATTCTGCTCCTACAAATATAAAATATAATGCAGATGGTTCACCTATCATGGTGACACCAGATTATAGTACGGTAGCTACTTCAGCGTTAGATCAAATTACAGCCGATAAAGTTACTGCCCCTATTGTTGATAGAACAGGTACTCAATCTGCTGCTGATATTGCAAAATTAGTAGATGCGGCTAAATCAGTTGATGTAAACGTAACCCCAGATTCACTTGTTAGCAATAGATTATCGGGGCTTCTTTCAAAGAATAATCCTTATATCCAACAAGCGGTTAATGCGGCAAATCTTCAATCATCGCGCAGAGGAATGCTCAATACTGGTGCTGCCGCAGGATTTGCACAAGACGCTGCTATTAAAAACGCCTTGCCTATTGCACAAGCTGATGCAGCAACTATTGCAAAAGCTAATGAGCTTAATGCCGCTGCTAAAAACGCATTAATTAATACTGGTCTTGATTTAAAATCTAAAGGATTGATTTCAGATACAGGGAACAATGTCACTTTAAATACAACTCAAGCAAAATTGACATTGGATGCTAGTAATTACGATGTAGCTAATAAATTAACTGCAGATACATTCAATGCCACCGCATTAAATAAACTTGTAACTGATAATAATGCCATATTAAATGCTGCACAAAAAGACGCTTTTGATACATGGTCGGCTATGGCGCAAGCAGATACGTTATCGCAATCCAATACTTATCAAATGATGGTTAAGGGACAATTAGATGCGTTAATAGAAGGCGCTAAAGATGCAAATCTACTTAATACTGCGTTAGTAAATGGTAATATTAATGTAGCTTTAAACATGAAAAAAGCAATTACGGACGCATTAGCGGCAGATACCAAAGCCAAGGTTGATGCTGCTACGGCAGCAAATAAAGCTGTTGTAGATGCCGAAACAGCATCAACCTTGGCAGATGTAAATGCCACTGCGGCTGGAGTAGAGGGTGCAAGGCTTAAACAAGCGGCAGCAGACAAAGCTGTTGTAGATGCCGAAACAGCAAGAGTTTTAGCAAATGTAAATGCCACTGCGGCTGAAGTAGAGGGAGCAAGGCTTAAACAAGC